ATTGCTTTTTATGTTAACGGAACACTTAGTCGTGAACCAGTAATTCAGGCTGGACACTGGGACATGCTGGGGATTTATTTTTCAGACCTTTTAAATTTAAACAGCATAAATGGAAAGTTTTCAGTATCTGGTCCAGTAACAATTAACAATATATCCCTGTACGATGCAAGTAGGCTTTCAGAAGTTAGAGACTTGCAGACCAGACCCTGGTTTAGAGTCAAGGTTACTAATGATCCAGAAGATCTTTACGAGTGGACCTTCTGGGACCTAGATTTTAATTGGGATGAAGTCTTGGTTGTTGCTACGACAAGCCTTTACGGTGTAGACCCAGAAACACTCTATAAGACATTTATCGGTACAAATAGGTTTGTTATTGATGACTCTTTGCCATTAATTGTAGGAAAATATCAATATTCTGTAAACTCGGACGTTAGATGGCAACAAGGAGTACAGACTTCTACGTAATATGGTATACTAATGGTTATGGATTCATTAATTAACCCCGAAACTGGCGAGCCAATAGTAAAGAATGTAAGACGACAAGTCATTGATAAGATGTATGACTGGGGTCTATACGTATATAAGAAGTCTGATGGTAAGTGGTTTACAGATGGCACTGGCTCTGTTCTAAACATACCAGCAATGAAAAACGACATAGGCAGAATCTCCGAGTTAAAGAAAGCAGCAATGCACTATGGGGATGATGGACAAGGAACAGCAGTATTTGTTCCAGGTTTAACAAGAGTTTCAGAAGAAGAATATTCAGAACAAGTTGATCGCTTTAAGTCTGGACTGATTCCATCAATGAATGACCTTGGCGCAGTCCAAGCAGCAAAAGATACAATTGCTCTATATGGGGATGAGGAATAATGGATAACGACGATATTCTAGTTGGTGCAAGAATTGACCAAATTCAAGATGAAAGAAATGCTTTTGTGGCAAGTGATCCATTTAATAAGTCATGGGATGATCTTAAAACATTGTCGGGTCTATCAAATAATTTTAAACGAAGAGCAGCCAGACTATCAAAAACAGAAGTTACAGATTCTTATTTAGAAGATTCTGGTTCTGGAAAAGTTGGCGTTAATGGCGCTAAATCAAAAGAGATAAACCCAGGGCACGTATTTAGAAATGCTTATGGACTTTTTGATGTTATCACTCCACCATGGAACGTTTACGAGTTAGCAAACTATTACGACACATCTTTTGCAAACCATGCAGCAATTGATGCAAAGGTTGAAAATATTGTAGGGCTTGGGTATGACTTTAAGGTTTCTCCAAGAACAATGTTAAAACTTGAAGCATCAACAGATTCAGAAGCAACTGGTCGTGCAAGAAAGAGAATTGAAAGAGCAAAAATTGAAATGAGAGATTGGCTAGAATCTTTAAACGATGATGACTCTTTAACAGGAACAATGGAAAAGGTTTACACAGATGTTCAGTCAATTGGAAATGGATATCTTGAAATTGGAAGAACGACACGTGGAGATATTGGGTACGTAGGTCACATACCAGCAACTACAATTAGAGTAAGAAGACTGAAAGATGGATACATCCAGATCATTGGAAATAAAACAGTTTATTTTAAAAACTTTGGGGCAAAAAATCAAAACATGGTAACTGATGATCCAAGACCAAACGAAATTATACACTTCAAGCAATACTCCCCATTAAACACATTCTATGGGGTTCCAGATATTATGTCAGCAATCTCATCACTTATTGGTGATCAGTTGGCTTCACAATACAATATTGATTACTTCTCAAACAAGGCTGTTCCTAGATATGTTGTAACATTAAAGGGTGCAAAGTTGTCTGCAGACGCAGAAGATAAGATGTTTAGATTCTTACAGACAGGCCTTAAGGGGCAGTCTCATAGAACTCTATATATTCCACTTCCTCCAGATTCCGATACAAATAAGGTTGAATTCAAGATGGAGCCAATTGAGGCTGGAATTCAAGAAGGATCATTTAAAGAGTATCGCAAGCAAAACCGTGATGACATCCTTGTTGCACACCAGGTTCCACTTTCTAAGTTGGGCGGGTCAGACTCGTCAGCAATCGCAGCAGCGCTAGCACAAGATAGAACATTTAAAGAACAAGTTGCAAGACCAGCACAAGCACAACTTGAAAAGATGATTAATAAGGTAATTAGAGAAAAAACAGATATTCTTGAGTTTAAATTTAACGAGTTGACGCTTACTGATGAGATCACTCAGTCTCAAATCCTTGAAAGATATGTAAAAAATCAGGTCATGACGCCAAACGAAGCACGTTCTATTCTGGGCATGCCACAAAGAGAAGGTGGCGATGAGCCATTAGATCTAAAACCTCAGCAAGCAGCAGATGCAACAGCCAATAGGGCTAGAGATGCTGAAAGAGTAAACAATAATTCTGATAGCACTACTACGGTTGCTGGTCGCAACCCGAAAGGACAAGGAAGAAAGTTTGATGATTTAGTTGAACTGTCTGAATTGTCCGAATAGTGAGATCTGAATAAAAGGGGTTTATAATATGATGGTGAACAATATATCCAAAGCCCATTGGAATTTAGATGGGGAAAATTTGCGTCTCTCGATGCCATTCTCAAAAGTTGATGAGAATAGAAGAACCGTTTCTGGGTTTGCATCACTTGATAATATTGACAAGCAAGACGACATTGTAACAGCAGAAGCATCAATGGAGGCATTTGCAAAATTCCGTGGGAACATTAGAGAAATGCATCAGCCACTAGCAGTAGGCAAAATGGTTTCATTTAAAGCAGATAAGTATTTTGATCCAGAAACAAAGAAATTTTATAATGGAGTATATGTATCTGCATATGTTTCAAAGGGTGCACAAGATACTTGGGAAAAGGTACTTGATGGGACACTTCAGGGTTTTTCAATTGGCGGAAGAATGAACAAGTGGGATGATGGTTATGACGAGAAGTCAGATAAAGCAATTAGAATTATTAAGCAATATGATTTGGTAGAGTTGAGTCTTGTTGATTCACCAGCAAATCAGTTTGCAAACATTATGTCTGTAGAAAAAGTTGACGGACTAGATGTTATTAAAGCAGATGAAACAGTATTAGAGAATGTTTTTTATGATAAAGAATCTGGTATCGTTATGGTTTCTGAAAATGAAAATGAGTTAAGCCCAACAACAGGAAGCCAGATGGAAAACATAGGATTCGTTGAAAAAACGGATAACGAAAAAGTAACAATGATAAAATTCTTAGTTGATAGTGCTAAAGGCATTAATACTTCTAAGATTAACAAGGAGGTACAACCTATGACAAAAAAGACAGAAACAGTTGCAGAAGTTATTGAAACAGAAGCACTAGTAGAAGTAACAAAGTCAGAGGTCGCTCCAGAGGCAGATGCCGTGGTTGAAGAAGTTACCGAAGTAATTGCAAAGGCAGAAGAGACAGAAACAGCAGATGTTGTTAAGTCAGACGAAGCAGTTGTAGAAGAAATTGAAAAGGTAGCAGACACAGACGCAGATGTATCTAAGTCAGATGATGTAGTTGCAGAAGCAGTTACAGAAACCAATGACGGTCTTGAAAAAGCCTTTAGCGATCTAGTAGAAATAGTTAAATCATTACAATCAGAAGTAGAACTTTTAAAGTCTACAAAGGTTGATATTGAAGTAGCGCAAAACTCATTTGAAGCAGTTGCAAAAGATCTTGCATCAGCAACAAATGTATTTAATGAATTTGGTAAGCGTGTAGAACTTGTAGAGCAAGATACCGCTTTCCGAAAGTCTGGCGATCTCGGAGAGATTGTACAGGATCAGCCTGAAATGGTTGAAAAATCCCTATGGGGCGGGAGTTTCCTCAAAACAACCGATCTATTTAAGTAAAAAGTCACTTGGAGGTGAAATATTATGTCGGAACAAAATATAGAAAAGAATCAACCAGGTACATCTGGTAACGTGGGCGGAACAGCCCCAGGACTTTATCAAGGCCAAGGCGCATTTGCGTCAGGTGGAATTGGTGGAGTTTCTAACCCAGGTGCAAGCACATTGGGTAATACCCCAGTAGCAACCATCGGTTCATCATCTGGTTCCAATGCCGTAAACCCTTCTGGGACTACTGCAGCATCTGGAATTTTGCGCCCTGAACAGGCACGTCGTTTTATTGACTATGTTTGGGATGCAACTGTACTTGCAAATGATGGCCGTAAGGTCACAATGCGAGCAAATACTATGGAACTTGAAAAAGTAAACGTAGGAGAGCGTGTAATTCGTTCAGCAGCACAAGCAGACGGCACATACACAAACACAGGAGCAACATTCTCAAAGGTCGAATTAACTACAAAGAAGATTCGTCTTGACTGGGAAGTTTCTGCTGAAGCACTTGAAGATGGCGTAGAAGGAGATGCTCTTGAGGATCACCTAGTACGTTTGATGACAAATGCGTTTGCAAATGATATCGAAGACTTGGCTATTAATGGTGATGGTTCAACATCCCCATTCCTTAACATCATGACTGGTTTCGTAAAGAAGACCAAGACTAATGGATTCGCACATGAATCAGTTGTAACCGTAGCAGATAATGCTTGGACACCTGAAGTTATGCAGGGAATCATCAATGCAATGCCACGTAAGTACCGTGCACTTAAGAACAATCTTAAGTTCTACGCAGGT